TTTGCCTGTAGCATCTCCTGAATTATTTAATTGAGTTCCTGTTTCATTAGAAGCCATTGTAATTGTAATTGTAGTAGCTGTTGGCACAGACGTTGCCATAAATTTTTTATCTTCAAAAGAAGCGTCATTAAAAGTAGACCCTACCGCAGTAACCCCACTTACACCATCAAATAATATAACATCATCTTCTTGCATCCCATGTGCAGTTGAAAATGTAACTGTAACTGTTGGAGTGCTACTTGCACTTGAAAAAGTAACATTTGCTATACTTACCCTTATTGGAGTAATATCATAGAATGTACCTGCAGAATAAACGTATAACATTCTGTTTGTACCTATTGCTGCGTACTTAGTTCCTGCATTATTATCCCAATGATGCAAAGCTCTACCAGCTCCTGTTAATTTATCTTCACCTAGTTGATCCCAGCCACCTAATTTTTCCGGTGAACCATATCTAAATCTAACATTGTTACCATCAAACCACTGCCCTTCAGCGCCTAATTCCGTAACCTGTTTATTATATCCGGGGACAAAGCCTAGTTTTTGTAACATATAAAATCCTGTTTATTAGGTGTTATAACAGATTGTGGCCAATTTCAATATATTTAAAGAAAAGAGTTTTATTCGAAGGCTTTTCCAGTAACCCAGGCCACTAAAGAGTTTCTTTCGCCTTTTGTTAATGGCATTACTTCATGCATAGTAAATGAAGGAAATAAAACTAAAGTACCTTGTTTTTTTTCCATAGTTAACCCTTCTTTAGCGGAGTCTACATACAATTTTAAATCCCCACCTTTATATTTTTTAGGGTCAGTTAATTGAATTGATAAAGATAGTTTTCTTATTGTTAAATCAAAACCTCTATCAACATGTTTTCCATAGTGACCATGAGGGTATTTATAATTAGTAAATTGAAAACCTTCGTTTAAACCTGATATATTAAATTTAAAAAATCTACTATTTAAATTTGTTATAGCATCTGTGGCTCTACGAAATAACCATGCATTCTCAGCGTTTGGATAAATCCAAGAGATACTGCTTTGCCTAATTTCTTTTTGTTCATTAAAAGTACCTACACCACCTGGTTTTAGTCTTAATTCTTTACCCTGTTTAACTATTCTGTTGCACTCTTCTTTTGATAAAAAATCATTCCAAAATGCATATTGATGTATTGCATCTAATTCAAAACTCCAACTAGTATTTTGAAAACCTGAATCCGTATTAATTTCTTTAAGATTACTTTTTGATGTTTTTTTGTTTTTTGTTTTAGTCATCCTTTATGGAAAAACTATACTATATTATAAAAGATAAGTCTAGCCTAATTTAATCGGATCAGTTTGATCCCAACTAGATGTAGATTCATTCCATTGATGATGAAAACCATCATCGGGTTCGGCAACAGGTGCCTCCCATTTACAAGTTGTCTCATTTAATACCCATGATGCATGAGGTTGAGGATCTATAAAAGCATCTCTTCCTTCATCATAAGTCATCCCTATTCCTGCAAAATTTTTTCTAATATTATTATTGTAAGAAGTTTGAACAAATGTATCATCAGTCTTATGGACTGTTTTTAAAAAATCTATTCCAAGTTGTTCTGTTGTTGCAACATCGTTAGATACGACTTCAACTTCTGTAACTATATTATCTGTGTTTAATCTTGCAAAGTGTGCCATAATTTTATGCCGTGTAAGTTCCTGTTCCTGTGAATTTTAGTATTGTGTTTGCACCACTTGTTGTAATTGTTGGAGAACCACTTGTAGTTCCTGAATATTTTGCAGTTGGTACACTTAAAATAACTACTCCAGATCCACCAGTTGATGGGGGTTGTACGCCTGTCCCATAATCACCAGCACCACCAGCACCACCTCCAGTATTAGCTGTACCCGGTTGACCATTAGTTTGTGGACTATTACCGCTTGAATGACCATTTCCTCCGCCACCATTTCCTCCACTACTTGGGGGAGCACCGATTGCGTATCCACCGCCTCCTCCTCCACCTGCGTAATAAACTGCAGAACCAGTTATTGAATTTTCTACACCGACCCCACCAGGACCAGCTGCTGTAGTAGTACTTGTACCAGGAGCACCGGCACCGCCGCCACCTCCGGATCCTTTACTACCACCTCCTGCTGATGTCCCACCAGGATTTCCTTGTGATGGACTTGTTGAAGGTGTGTTACCAGCTCCCGCTGCTCCACCTGTATTTGCAAAGTTACCGGCTCCACTACCACCAGCTGTTCCTGCAGCAGTGTCACCATGACCTCCGCCTGCTGATGTAGTTGTTACTATATCTGTACCAGCTAAAGAAGAATCAGCACCATTGTAGCCACCAGCTCCACCAGCTCCTACTGTTGCTGTATATTGTTCACCTGGAACTAATTCAAATGTTCCGGTTCTGTAACCACCAGCTCCAGCTCCACCCTGACAGTAACCTTGTGTGCTAGCACCACCGCCAGCAACAATTAAAGCACTAATTTCATAATTACTAACACCACCACCAGCACCAAACCCTAAGACTTGATAACCAAATGATTTACCTTTTCTTCTTTGTATATTGCTTGTGTTCTTACTTGATGTAAGTTTATTTTTTAAATCTCTCATATCTAAATTCCTTATGCGTCGTTAGCTGCATCAGTAGTAAAGAATATTTTAATACCTAAAAGTCTAGCTACTCCGGTATACGTGTCCCCACCTACGTTTGCATCTCTAAATATTTGAAAGTATGTTTGTTGATCTACTGCAGGAGATCCTGCAATTGTAACTGCAGAACTTTCTGCTGAAACTTGTTGATCTTCCACTGTTCCTATACCAGCATCTGTAATATTTACCGCTGTTCCAAAAGCAGCATCGATAGTATCCCCATCACCACATGCTACACCTTGTAATCCAAATATACAGTCGCCTGTGTTTGTAGTGCTTGGTGTCCAAAAACATTGATAAGTAATTGTACCTTCATTCCATGATTTAGGAAACGCTACTGAAAATTGTGCATGGTCATCTGCAGAATCTGCAAAATCCATGACTTTCATATCTGGTCTTAAAGCTGTTGTTTCTACTTGTGCTGCTTCTGCACCATTAGTTGTTGTTGCATACATAGCTGAAGCTGGAACCCACATAGTTTCTTTTCCTGCAATTTTAACTGCTGATCCTCCAGAGTTAAGAACTCCTGTTCCTTTAGGGTTTATATTAATACCAACATTAGTTTCACCTGTTGCTGAAATAACTGGTCCAGTAACTCCTGTACTTGCGTTAGCTATAGTAAGTTCGTTAACTGCTGATCCTGTTGCAGTAAAATTAATTAATTCATTTCCACCTGTATCTAAAATGTTTGTTCCAATTTTAGGTGATGTTAAAGTTTTGTTTGTTAAAGTTTGTGTTCCTGTAAGAGTTACATCTCCAAAACCTGCATCAAAAACTCCAGTGTTTGTTGCAACACCATCAAAGTAAACAAGTTTGTATCCTTTGTCAGTAGCTGAAAAAGTAACTGTTGCCCCTGAACCAGATACTGCTTTTATTTGTACTGTGTAAGCACCTGATGTACCATTTTTAATAATGTAAAAATTTTCTGTAAGTAAAGGAAAAGTTACGACTCTTGCTCCAGTAATAGATCCTGTTAATTCTATAACTCTGTGTTGAGCAGTACCTGTTAAAGCACCGTCTGCTATTGTTAAAGCTGTTGGGGTACCTGAATCAGTTACCGCTTGAGAATTAACTCCACCAGTTAATTGTTCAATTAAACTTAAGTTTGCGTTTGTTTTTGTTCCCCAAGTACCAGCGTTTTCGCCGGTTGCCATTAGTTCTAGACCGAGATCCGTATAAGTTGATGCCATAATTTTGTTCTCCTATTAAGCTGCGTGGTTAACGTCTGTATATGATGTATTACCTGTAATGTCAACATCTTGATATCCAATTTGACCAAAACCTACAGTATTTAAACTAGCAGTAAACGCCTGTCCTGTCAATCCTACAGTCATATTTGTTGGACTTATTGATCCTACATTTGCAGTTGAAGTTACGCCACTTAAACCAACTCTCATAGCATCTGTAGTAGTTGATCCTACTGCACCTTTTAAAACTACTCCTGTTAAATCAATTAATTCTACTGAACCTACACTTAGTGATGCAACTTCTGCTGTTGTTGTTAAACCAGTTAATTCTGCAATTGTATTTGGTGCAGCTGTTACTGACCCTACTGCAGCAGGTGTTGCAAAACTTGCTAAACCTTGTTGATGATCTGCACCATTATTTATACCTGGAGTGCCTAGACCTACACCAATTGTTCCAGGTGAAGAAATACTAAATATCATATCTAGTCTACCAATTGTTGCTGATCCTAATGCAGCAGATGCAGTTTGACCAGTTATTCCAATTATACTTGCAACATCAAATGTAAATTCTCCTCCCCATCGTCCATCACCAAAAGAGTTTACTCCCCAACCATCTGGTCCAAGATGAGCAGACATTGAAATACCATCAAGGGCTACAAGTGTAGTATTTTGTCCCCAGTTTCCAACACCCCATTCATCTCTACCCCAACCTTCTTCAGATTGTGCATAAGGTAATTCACCTAATTCTGAAACTATACTAAGACCAGTAAGTGCAACTGTAGGACTAAAACTTTCACCCCAAGGTTCTTGGCCCCATTCAGCTCTACCCCAACCTTGTTCAGATGAAGCAGCCGGTGTACCAACTTCTGCACTAAAAGATAAACCTGTAAGAATAGCTGTGTCGTCGTTAAGTTCTCCCCATTCACCATTACTCCAAGCATCAGCACCCCAACCTCTATCGGGTGAAGCAATTGCTGAACCTAATTCTGAAGTAATAGAAAGACCGGTTGGAAAAACATTAGCTGTATCTTGTGTACCATAAGAGTTTTGACCCCATTCTAAAACGTTCCAAGAATCTGATTCTACAGTGTTTGCTGATCCACCCATTCCTGAGTGGTATTGACAATAATAATAAAGTTGTGGTGCAGAAGCTGCTACAGTTATTTGAACATAGGCATCTGCTTGACCCGTTGTTCCAGAAGTTGTTACTCCTGTTGTGTATTCTGAACCGCCGCTGTGCGTTCCATTACTTGTTGTAGAAAATTTAAATGGGTGAGGACCCATTGAACTATCGGAAACATCAAATTTATAAGTATAACCTTCTGCAAGATTTACAGTTTCTTGTAAGACTCCGTCTATATAGTATCTGTTACCAGCACCAGGGTTAGCAACTGTTACTGTAAAAGTTCTAATAGCCATAAGGAATTCCTCCCTATGCTGTTAATCTCAGAATAGCAGACGATGCGTCGTTAGTTGGAAATTGAATTGTAAAAGTTCCTGAAGAAACAGTTTTGTCTCCACCAAAAGCTACAACACATACAGCTTCTGTAGTACCAGATCCACCGTTAGCTTGTGTGTTGTAAATTAAACAACCGTTCGCTGTGAAAGATGCTGATGTCCAAGACGTGTCAGAAAAATCTGTAAATGCAGTTGTAGAAGTTAAACCTACGCCAGTGTTTACAAGAGTGTTTCCTGCTGTCGTGTATCCGTTACCATTGGCAACTTCATTTGTAGAACTGTAGTCTGTAGTTGCTGCACCTAAAGATGCTGAACTTGTGTATAGGGCAATTTTAAAAGTATCTCCACCTGATCCGTTAGCATCAAAATCGTGATAACCTTGTAATAATTCTTTTTTAAAACTCGAACAAACTGCTGATGATATTGCCATAATATTTATCTCCTAATTTTTTTATGGTGAAGGTGACTTGACTTGTATTCTAACTGTACCATCAGTGTAGTCGTCTCGTCTTCTTCTCCCAATTTGCATTCCTGCAAACTGTTGTATGCTTGTTTTATATTTATTTTCATATAATGTCAACATATCCATTGGACCTTTTAAGAATCCATATGCTTCTACCAAACAAGCATATAATAACCCTTGTGGGAAGTATGTGCTTAGATATGTATTATTATTAAAACCAGTACCAGATCCAAGACCATTTGGCATTTTGTTATAATAAACCCTAAATCTGTAATTAGCATCAGGTGTAGGAGCTATATACATACCTCCTGATGAAGTATCTGTAGTATTATCAGCACCACCAAACATTGCGTAATATTTAGGAAATCCTGTAACATCTTGCGCAGTTAAATCACCTTCTGGACCCGTTAATCTATCGGTATATTCTGATAGATATGTTTGATCTTTTTTTTCTAACCAAGTTCCAGTACCTGCAGTGTTTGCTGTTGAATTAAATACTTCAATACCTCTAATAAACAAAGCTCCTGCTGGTGAATTAATTGTATTGTCATCTGCAACTAAAGTACCTTCTTGAACAAATCTAGCAGAGTCCATAGGAAGTTCTGAATAGATTCTAAATTCAGCCGCCATTATAAATTCATCAATAACAGTCTGGGTTAATACAACAGCTGTAACAGCAGGATCATTATCTACTTCTGTGTAAGCTCTAATAGCTGTAGTTAATGTGCTATAATCGTATTTTTTAACTCCTGACATAATTAACCTCTATCATTTATTGGGCCGTATGTACACTGCAAACCACCACCTGCTAAATGTGTGCCAGCTACAAAATCCATACCTATAGCAAGAGCTGGAACTAAATAACTATTTTCTTCTGTAACAGTTG